TGACGACATCATGGCTATGCCTTACAGTATTGTTGGCACTCGTCAGCGTTACAACATTTTTGCAGGTAATTATTAAGGATAAAGTATGGCCGATATTGCTATTACCGAATTACCCATCGCCGTTGCTGCCGCAACCACGGATGTATTTCCTGTTGCTCAAGGCGATGTTACAAGGCAGGTAACGCTTGCGTTAATGTTTACTGGCGCTACGCTAACTAACCCTGCGTTAATTACTCCTACATTAGGCACGCCTGCAAGCGGTGATTTAAGTAATTGTACGGGTAGCCCTGTGTTAACCACACCGTCACTTGGCAACGCATCGGCAACTACAATCACATCAACAAGTAATATTTTAATTTCTAGTGCGGGTAAATTAGGGTATACCACAGGTTCAGGTGGCACCGTTACGCAAGCAACTAGCAAGTCTACAGGCGTTACATTAAATAAGACCAATGGTCAGATTACATTAAATAACGCTGCTTTAGCGGCTGACACAACCGTATCGTTTACCCTTACAGATACAACTATTGCTGCAGGAGATGTATTAGTTCTTAACCATATTAGTGGTGGTACGGCAGGGTCTTATTTACTTAACGCGCAATCCGCAGCAGGATCAGCAAGCATTAACGTACGTAACATTACTACAGGGTCGTTATCAGAAGCGATTGTAATTGCATTTGCGGTTATTAAAGCTGTTACGGCGTAAACATGAAAAGCCCTATTCTAGGACAGGCTTATGTAGCTAGGTCAATCAATGCGGCAGACAACCGCATGATTAATCTATTCCCTGAAGCTACGCCACCTGGAAGTAAAGACACAGGTTTTTTAAATAGAGCGCCTGGGCTTAAAAAATTATTTAGTATTGGTACTGGCCCTATCCGCGCTGAATGGGCAAGTCAATCAAGCAACACAGAGGCTTTCATTGTTTCAGGTGATCAGTTCTATAAGATAGATACTAATTACAACGTCAAACTGTTAGGTAACGTAACGGGTACTGGCCCTGTGTCTATTGCAGATAACGGTACACAATTAATGTTAGCGTGTGACCCAGACGGTTTTATATACAATAAAGCTACAGGCGTATTTCAACAAATCACCGACCCTGATTTTGCAGGCGCAGTAACTGTTGGATACATTGACGGTTATTTTGTATTTAACCAACCTGACTCACAAATCATATGGGTTTGCGACTTACTTGATGGTTTATCAATTAGTCCACTTAACTTTGCTAGTGCTGAAGCCGCACCTGATACGCTTGCAGCTTTAGCAGTTAATAATCGTGAGATATGGCTGTTTGGGACAAACTCAACTGAAGTTTGGTATGACGCTGCAACTGCGGGTTTTCCCTTAGCACCAATACAAGGTACATTTAACGAAGTTGGTTGTTTAGCCAAATATTCTGTTGCCAAGCTAGATAACAGTTTATTTTGGCTAGGCGCTGATTCACGGGGCTTTGGTATGGTTTATCGTAACCAAGGCTATACAGCTATTAGAATTTCTACCCATGCCATTGAATACGCCATACAAAACTACTCTGTGTTAACTGACGCTATTGCGTACACGTATCAGCAAGAAGGCCATTCGTTTTACGTGTTAACTTTCCCAACTGCGGGTAAGACTTGGGTGTATGACGTTGCTACACAAATGTGGCATGAGCGTGCAGGGTTCTATAACGGTGAGTTCACCCGCCATCGCTCTAACTGTCAGATGAATTTTAACCACGAAATTATCGTAGGGGATTACGAAAACAATAATATCTACGCTTTAGACTTAGATGTTTACGATGATAGCGTTGGGGTACAGAAATGGTTACGCTCATGGCGCGCATTGCCAACTGACGCTAATAACCTTAATCGTACTGCCCAACACACGTTGCAACTTGATGCTGAGACAGGCGTTGGACTTAATTTATACCCTGAAAATTTAACTAGAGAAAACATTACTACGCAAGCAGGCTTACGCCTTGCTACATCGCCTACAGGGTTTTTACTAACAGAATCAGGCGACATTTTAGTTACCGAGAGTGACGATACCATTGGATTAGATTACAACTTACTTGTTACAAGTCTTCACCCAGCTTCTGCTGGTTACATTCCGCAAGTCATGTTGCGTTGGTCTGATGATGGTGGTCATACGTGGTCTAGCGAACATTGGACATCTATGGGTAAACTTGGTGAATACGCTACCCGTACGTTCTGGCGTCGTCTTGGTATGACAGTTAAGTTGCGTGACCGCGTGTACGAGATATCGGGTACTGACCCAGTTAAGATTGCAATTATGGCAGCAGAGCTACACTTATCGCCAACAAGATCATGACAGAAAACATAACCCAAATACCATCAAGTAAAGTTCCTGTATTGCAACAGGATACAGGATTGATGTCAACACAATGGTATAGATTCTTTTTTAACATCTATACGTTGACAAACAATGGCGTATCGGGTAGTTTTACTACAGCAGATGGTAAAACAGTTACGGTCACTAACGGCATTATTACGGCAATTGTATGAACATTGAAATGAACACATCACATCATTTTAGCGACGGTTTATACGCTAAAGAAACCCACATACCCGCAAATCATTGGTTGGTACAACACGCCCACGCGTATGACCATCTATCTATTTTGGTTAAAGGGAGTGTAGAATTGACTGTAGATAACAAAACTTCGGTAATTCATGCCCCTGCGTGCATAAATATTTGTGCAAATACGCATCACGGAGTAAAATCATTAACAAATGTTGTTTGGTATTGTATTCATGCAACTGATTGCACCGATGTAAATCAAATTGATGACGTGTTAACTGCGCCCGTAAACCACGAAAAAGTTGCAGAGTTAACAATTAATCTAAATAAAGGGGATTGATATGCCTTGGATAATAGCAGGCGCCGTAGTAGGTAGTGCGATACTCGGCGGTGCCGCAAGTAAAAGCGCATCAGGCGCGCAAGCCGATGCAGCTAATAGGGCTACGGATGCTCAACGCGAAGCATTTGATAAACAGGTTGAGCTTAACAAACCTTTCTATGATACTGGCGTTAATGCGTTAACTAAATTATCAGAGCAATCGCCGTACACTAGAGATACTTTTACTTTTCAAGAAGACCCAGGGTACGCATTTCGATTTAATGAAGGTATGAAAGGTTTAAATGCTAGCGCCGCTGCAAGAGGTGGTTTGATATCAGGCAACGCTCTTAGAGCTGCAACTGACTACGGGCAAATGTCTGGGTCACAAGAATATCAAAATGCTTACCAACGATATTTAGCAAATCAAGCGCTAAAACTACAAGAGTACAATACCAATACTGGTGTTAAACAAAACCTTGCAAGTATGGGTCAAGCGTCTGCTAATAATCAAGCAGGGGCTGCGGGTGCTTTTGGTGCTTCTGCTGCGGGGAATATAATTGGCGCGGCTAATGCAGGCGCGGCAGGAACTGTAGGTGCTGCTAACGCGCTAACAAGTGGTGTTGGGACTTATCTGAATTACAACCAAAATCAAAATATGTTAAATGCGTTTAATAACAGGTCAGCGTATGGAAACGCTAATCAAGCAATGAATCAATACGGCGCAAGCAACGTATATGGATATGGCGGTCAAGGTACATATAACTTAAGCCCGTCTATGTTTGATGTTCCAGGAGGCGTATAATTATGGCGGCTATTGACCCAAACATTGCATTAGGCGTTAGGCCTATCCAAATTGAAAACCCAATGAATCAATATGCGGCGTTGTCGCAACTGCAAGCAAACCAAAATCAGAACGCTTTGGCGCAATATCAATTATCGGCGGCGCAACGCGCAGATGAAGCGCAAAATGTTCAAAATCAACTATATGCTAAACATTACGATGCACAAAAAGGGCAAGTTAATGAATCAGCGTTTCTTTCTGATTTAGCTGCGCAAGGTCAAGGATCATTAATTCCTAAAGCACAAGCCCAATTTGCAGAACAAAAATATAAAGAAAATCAAGGTAAAAAAATAGTAAGCGAAATAGGTAAACTTGATTTTGATTTAGGTAATAGTGTATTTACACAAGCACAAAACGAATTAAAACAAATAGATCCCCGTAGCCCTAACGCCGCCGCGCAATTTTTAGCATATCGTGAAAGACTTTACGCTAACCCTGCGTTAAAAGATTTTTTTGCTAAAACGGGAATGACCAAAGAAGCAACTGACGCGCAGATAAAACAAGCTATAAGAACACCTCAAGGACTTGCTGACACAATACTTAAGTCAATGACTACGGCAGAGCAGTTTCAAAAAATCTTGAATGATAGGCGTCAAACAGATATTTCAGCAGGACAGTTAGGCGTATCACAAGCTCGGTTAGGTTTAGAGCAAGAAAAAGCAAGACGTGATCAAACAATGGGTACTATTCCTTCTGGATAT